GTTGATAGGCTAGATGATGATCCAATGAATATCCCTACAAATAAAAAAACTCCTAGTGATGATCCGTACTATAAGTATGTGTTAGAAGAAATTGAAGGAGGGATAACCCATAAGCAATTTTCAAATAAGATTACAAAATCCGCTAACCTATTCGATTGGATTGAATTACATACTAAATATAACGAAGTAAGTAAATGGATGAATAGTAAAGGATACGAAAGAGAAGCTGCTAGATGTGATCGTATGTATAAAAAACTTGATGACGGTTTTAACATTATGAGAAAGGGTGTTGAAGTCCCTAAAGATTATATTGGTGCTTTCGTTGGCCATTTGCCACATTGCCTTACACATCCTGATGAAGACCGATATCTTACTGTCCGTGAAGCAATGGAAGTAATGAAACTACCAAGGGACTTTGTATTGCAGGGTGGTGTAAAGAATTTAAATCATATATGCCAAAATGTTCCAGTAACTACTGCTGCTGATATGGCTGGTCAAATTAAGAAATATTTGGAAGGTGGACTTGATCGTGTTGAGACAGACTTCTTAATTCAAAATAATAAGAACCAAACACATCATTACGAAAAAGTTCCTAATACTCTTGAGGCATTCATATGAAGAAATTAAAAATATCAATTATCGGCTATGGTGTAGCCGGTAAGGCAATAAAGGATGGGTTTGACGCAGATAAATGTGAATTCACTTTAATTGATTTAAATCTTGGTAATGATGTTCATTCAACTAGTTTATATGAAGATGTATTCTTTATATGTCTTCCAACACCTATGGGCAGAAATGGCGAGATTAATGCGGATATCGTGGTAGATGTCGTTAATTATTTATTACATAATAGAACAGGAACTGTCGTTATAAAGTCTACCATTACACCTGAAGTTATTGAAGAACTTACATCATCACAAGAACACGGCCATAAGGTAGTATATAATCCAGAATTCTTAACTGAAGCTAATGCTAGCGAAGATTTTATCAATGCACAAATGCATATCTTTGGTGGTGATATAATTCAAACAAAGCAACTTGAATCAATATATAGAACATACAGTTTATGTAAGCCATGCCCAATGCATCATGTCACAGCAAAAGAAGCTAGTTTTATCAAATATGGTATAAATACCTTCTTAGCTAGTAAGGTTCTTTGGTTCAATCAATTTCACGATGTTGTTAAAAGCCATGGATGTAACTATGACGAAATCATGAAAGCCATTAGTAATGATATGAGAATTGGATCTTCTCATACTCAAGTTCCGGGCTTTGACGGTAAAAGAGGGTATGGCGGGGCGTGTTTCCCAAAAGATACCGCAGCGTTTGCGCACTTTGCTAAAACCTTTTCAGTATTAGATCAAGTCATTACTTCGAATAATAACTATCGTAAAGACTACGAAAAAAACCCACGCGAGTTAGAGCAGAATGTTAAATACGATTGAATCACCAGATCTCGAAACATGGCTAATTACACTATTTGTATTAGCTGTGTTGTATTACATTACTCCCGGAATAATAAATGTGTTCGCATATTTAATGATAGTACTATTTAAAGTTTCTATCATCATATTCTCAATAACATTATTAATGATGATATTTACTTCATTTGCGCATTAATATATGTACAACCCTCACCCAATATGTTATAATAGATATATCAACTAAAGGAGATATACATGGCGTCCATTATGGATAAGCTCAAAAAGAATTCTAAGCTCAAAGCAACTGAAATCCTTTCTGAGTCTAAATTTTTTAATACTAAAGAACTAATTGCCACTGATGTACCAATGGTAAATGTAGCCTTATCAGGCTCAGTTGATGGTGGGATGTCACCAGGGCTAACTGTATTAGCTGGCCCATCTAAACATTTCAAAACTTCCTTTGCTTTACTTATGGCAGGGGCATATCTTAGAAAGAAAAAAGATGCTGTCATGTTGTTTTACGATTCAGAATTTGGTTCACCTCAAGCATACTTTGAACAGTTTGGCATTGATACTTCGCGTGTTCTTCACACGCCAATTACTAATGTTGAAGAATTAAAATTTGATATTGTTAGTCAGCTTGAAGGTCTTGATGATAAAGATGATGTGATCATTGTAATTGACTCTATCGGCAATCTGGCTTCTAAGAAAGAATTAGATGATGCTGTAAATGAAAAGTCTGTAGCTGATATGTCACGGGCCAAACAGCTTAAATCTTTGTTTCGTATGTGTACACCATATCTTGCTATGAAAAGTATTATCATGCTAGCGGTTAATCACACATATCAAGAAATTGGTCTATTCCCAAAAGCTATCGTATCAGGTGGCACAGGTATCTATTACAGTGCAAATAATATTTGGATCCTTGGCCGTCGGCAGAATAAAACCGGCACTGAAGTTACTGGATATGATTTCGTTATTAATATTGAAAAGTCACGCTTTGTCAAAGAAAAGTCAAAGATCCCTATTTCAGTATCATGGGATGGTGGTGTAGAAACATATTCTGGCTTATTGGATGTAGCAATGGCGGGAGGTTATGTAGTAAAACCAAGTAATGGTTGGTATTCTACTGTTGATATGAGTACTGGTGAAATATCTGAAAAGAAAGTACGTCAATCAGGAACTCTTACAAAAGACTTTTGGGATCCTATCTTTACTAATACTAACTTCAAAGAATTTGTCAAAAACCAATTTACTATTGGGTATAAATCAGAAGTAGATATGGATACAATCCTAGAAACTGAGGTAGGATGAAACTGATTGAAAACACTGATTATGAATTTGTACCAAATCCTCATAATGATGAGGGTTGGCAAGTAAGATTTCTTAGTGGTGATTACATCGAGACTCTAATATCATATGGAACTGTCAGACTTAAGGGTCTGCCAGAGTCCAATGAAATTGATGACAAAACTAATCTAGCTTTCAATTTTGATATTGTTTCTACCCCAGCGATCGACTTAACAGAAGATGATGTTGAGTTACAAAACCACGCTGCTGCCGTCTTAGTATCGATTATTGAGGATGCAGTAGAAACTAAATCTGGAAAAATAAAATTAAGCGAGGCAAGCTAGTGAACACAAATATAGAACAAGTTGTTCTTAAAAATATTTTGACTAACGAAATCTATATGCGGAAGGTATTACCATTCATTAAGCCAGAATACTTTGAAGGTATATACAAAACACTTTTTAAGCAAACTGGTAAGTTTGTTACTAAATACAATAAGCTCCCCTCAGCAGAATCCTTTAAAATTGAATTGGATAATGCTGAGATTTTTAATGATGATCAATACCGGCAAGCTGTGGAAATCATCCCAAGCTTGTTTGAAAAAGAAACTTCAGATGCAGAATGGCTTCTTGATACTACTGAAAAGTGGTGTCAAGATCGAGCTTTGTTTAATGCTGTAATGGAGTCAATTAGTATTATTGATGGTAAACATGAAACTTTATCTAAAAATGCTTTACCTGACATTCTTACTAAAGCCCTTGGTGTATCATTCGATACGAATGTTGGCCATGATTACCTTGAGGCGTTTGAAGAACGCTATGAATTCTACCATCGTGATGAAGAACGGGTACCATTTGATATTGACTTACTTAATGTCATTACAAAGGGTGGGTTACCTCGTAAAACATTGAACATTATTTTGGCTGGGACCGGTGTCGGTAAGTCATTAGCAATGTGTCACTTTGCAGCTGCTAATCTTACTGATGGTAAGAATGTGTTGTATATTACAGCAGAAATGGCAGAAGAACGTATTGCAGAAAGAATTGATGCTAATCTCCTTAATGTTCAAATCGATCAATTAGTTGACTTAAGCAAATCAATGTTTGCTGAAAGAGTCCAAAACTTATCAAAGAAAACCAATGGTAAACTTATCGTAAAAGAATATCCTACTGGTTCGGCTAATGTATCTCACATGAGAGCATTACTAAGTGAATTGAAATTGAAAAAATCATTCATGCCAGATGTAATCTATATTGATTATTTAAATATCTGTGCATCATCACGTATGAAAGGAATGGGTGGTGCTATTAACTCTTACAACTATATTAAAGCAATTGCCGAAGAATTTCGTGGCTTGGCAGTTGAATTCAATGTCCCGATCGTCTCTGCAACGCAAACGACGAGGTCTGGTTTTGGTAACTCGGATGTTGGGCTTGAAGATACGAGTGAGTCTTTTGGATTACCCGCTACGGCGGATCTAATGTTTGCACTCATATCTACTGAAGAGCTTGAGCAAATGGGTCAAATTGCGGTTAAGCAATTGAAGAATAGGTATAATGATCCAACCTTTAAAAAGAGGTTTGTTATAGGTGTTGATCGGGCAAAGATGCGATTATATGATGTTGTAGATGAAGAGCAAAATTTAATTGACGATAGTCCAGTTTTTGATAGGACTCCAAGTGGTGAAAAAATGAAGAATGCTTCATTCGAAGGATTCAAGTTATAAACGATGAAACTTAATAGGAGAATATAATGGGTAAGAATAAGCACACATCAGGTGAAGTATCAAGTGGTATACATACTACTGTAAGTAAAAGTCTACGAAAAGCTATGCGGAGAGATTACATGGAATCTGGCGATAGGTTTATGAATCAAATGAAAGCACTAGCATCTGGTAAGGATGTAGTTTTCACTATTGCTAATCCTAATAAAGATGAAACTAATAAGCGTTTTATCAAACAAAAAGTATCTGGTAAAAATTACGTAAATTCACGTAAAAATGTGTATGTACAAAAGGAAGCTCAGTCATGAACGACAGAATGAATATTGAAATTGATGCAGAAGATGGTTACAATTTTGCAATGAGGGCGCTATTTCAACTTGAAGAAGAAATGCCAGAGAACAAAAAACTAAGTAAAGCTATTAAGCGTATTGCACATTACCTTATGATTCCAAATGATTGGACTAATGAATATAGTCAAGATTATTTAGATTATAATACTGGGGAAAAAGAATAATGAAGGCTAAATTGATTGGATATACACAGGTTTATGAATCTCCAGCGTTAGGTGATATTCAAGAACTTATAGCGTATTGCGCAAGGGTATCTAATCCTACAAGTCAAATTAATAGTGCAACTAGTGAAAAGCTTATTAAGTATTTGATTAAGCATAAACATTGGTCTCCTCTTGAAATGGTGTCTGCTACTATGGAAGTTGAAACTACCCGTGACATTGCTCGTCAGCTGCTTCGTCACAGGTCATTTTCATTCCAAGAATTTAGTCAGCGATATGCCGATCCTAATGCTATGGAAAACGTGTATGAAATATCCGAAGCAAGGTTGCAGGATACAAAGAATCGTCAAAATAGTATTGAAACTGATAATGCCGATTTGCAAATTGCTTGGAATGATATGCAGCAAAAGGTTATCGATCAAGCCCAAGCAACATATGAATGGGCTATTAAACAGGGAATCGCAAAAGAGCAAGCCCGGAAGGTATTTCCAGAAGGGTTGACTATATCTAAGTTATATGTAAATGGTACTCTTAGATCATGGATTCATTATATTGAATTGAGAAGTGGTAATGGTACACAGAAAGAACATATGGAACTCGCACGAGAGTGTGGTAAAGCTATTAGTAAAATCTTTCCTTTGGCTGAGGATATAATTCAGGGAGAATAAAAATGGGTAAAAAACTTTCGACGTACTATTCTGATAACAGCAAAGACTACTGTGAAATACATTTTAGCTATAAGGAAGAACACGCTTATATCAGGTATTTCACAGGTGATGGGATTAGATATTTCGAAGAAAGTTACCCAAACAAAACTCTTACTTACGTAGAAGACGCTGCTGAAAATTGGGCACTCGGGTATAAAGACATATCCGAGTACGCCAACCATCAATACACACTTAAATTTAAGGAGGCATAAAGTATGGGATTAGAATCATATTACGATGAATTGTCAATGAGACATTCAGAAAACGTTCGAATACAAATCTTGCAAGAAGAAATTTATCATTATGAAAGCCTCCTTGAACCCCATGATTGTGGTCACATTCATACTACTATTAGTTTTTTAAAATCACGTATTGAAAATCTTATGGGTAAAAAAGAGTGGCCGTTTGTAAAATAATGGTGTACATTCAATCTAAACTGTGGTAAGATAGACTCATAACAATAAATCAGGATGGATAATGAAACTTAAATATGTGTCAATAATGATAGGTAATGCTGCTGTGTGTGCACTTATTGGTTATGCTGCTTATGAAGGTACAAAGATTACAACTGAAAATAAAGAGGCAGTACGGCAACTTGCAGAAGAAATGGCAACAGAACTTGAAATAGAACGGCTGGAAATTGAAGCTGTACAAGATGAACAAGTTAAACAAATCCAATGTTTAGCTACTAATATATATTATGAAACTATGGCATCATCTTTAATTGACGCTATGGCTGTTACCGATGTAGTACTTAATAGGGTCGATCACGCAAAATATCCAAGTACACCATGTGAAGTAGTACACCAATCTTATCTTAATGATAAGGGTGTGCCTCTTTTGAATAAATGCCAATTCAGTTGGTATTGTGATGGCAAAGCAGATGAACCTCAAGATGAAGCTGCTTGGAATAGATCAATAAACCATGCAGTAACAATGTATACTTCTGGGAAATGGAGAGGTGTTACTGAGGGATCTACGCATTATCATGCAACATATGTATCACCAAGCTGGGCTAAAAGCTTTACTAAAATCGCTCAAATGGGTGCCCATATATTTTACAGACAGGAAGATTGATTATGTATTTAATTAAGAAAAATGGTAACATCGTTAAGCAAGTAGTAATGAGTGGCGAAATTGGATACAAAAAATATTTGACCCCAGATGTAATATTACTATCATTTGAAACTAAAGACGCTGCTATTGAAGTAGCTAATCTATTAGGGAATTGTGAGGTAATATCAGCATGAGCGGTGACCATCAGAACTATTCAACAACTAAAGACTTAGGCAAAGCAATAGGCATAATCGTGTTTATGATACTCGGCATTCCAATGCTTATGGTAATGAGCTTTGATGAATATCCTAAATATTGTAAAATGTCTATAATTGTGCCATGTATAGGAGTATTAATTAATGACACTGATAGTTGACCCTCCATCTGGATGGAAGTATGGATTTCCTAAACCAGCACCTGAAGAATATTATCTACTAGAAGATGATTTTAACATGACTCAATGGTTAGTTTCTGAAGGTTATCCACAAACAGAAATTGACAAACTAGGCGATAATTTCTATATTAGATCATGGGAAGAAATTGATACGATATGAAAAGTGAAATGCCTACTGATGTTCGACCTAGATTTTGGGATAGAACTGAACGTAAATATCAGGTAACTTATCCAGATGGTACAACAGATATATGGGACAAGATTACAATTTCAGAATGTCTAACAAAGTATAACAATTTGAGTCCATACGATAATGGATTGCAACTATTAGAGATATTAGAAGATGAAAAAGATTAAGAATAAAGTAGCAGCGTATAGAGTTCATGAATACATCAGACTCTTTGATTTTCATAAGCCTTTGATATCTCAGATGCCAGTCATTCTTGTAATTGCATTGGTGTTTGGCGCGATCTTTATTGCTATACCTGTAATGTATTCTAGTGGTAGCCACTAAAATGGCTACTGCTTTTTGCATTTGTTTTTGGTTTGCAATAGTGTGTACATTTTTGTGGGCTAAGAACGAAGATAAGAAACTTCATCCTGAAAAATA